TTAGAAGAACGAAACACAACGTATATACGTGTTGAGAAGAACCGACCATGCTCCGAAGAAGGTGCCGCTGGTATGATGAGGTTCAGCACAGATACATTCACACTACGAGAGGTAATGTAATGGTTTATACATGCAGGAAATGCAGTAAGGACTTACCAATCTCCTCGTTTAGGGTAAGGAAAGATAGGACAAATTATAGAATTAAATCTTGCCGACTTTGTGAGAAGGAAGAAAGTTCTGAATTACGATATTTACACAAGATTGCCCCAAAGATGGCAGATAAATGTGATTGCTGTGGGGGAGATGGTCCTTTTCACTTAGATCACTGTCATGACACTCTAGTTTTTCGTGGTTGGCTCTGTAAAAGTTGCAATTTAGGAATTGGAGTACTGGGAGACACCGTCACAGGTTTAAAAATGGCGATAAACTACCTACAAAAGGAAAGATAGAAAATGACAACAGTATTTGACATTGAAACGGACGGTCTTTTAGATCAGATGACCAAGATTCATGTCTTGTCTTATTCGGATGACAACAAGACCGTTATCCATACACATGACTATGACGAAATGCGGGAGTTCTTCTTAACACGTAAAACCCTCGTAGGTCACAACATCGTAAGGTTCGACATCCCAGCAGTGGAAAAGCTACTTGGGATCAAAGTAGAGGCCCGTCTGATCGACACCTTGGCACTTAGCTGGTACATCCACCATGACCGCCTCAAGCATGGCCTAGAGGGATACGGAGAGGAGTATGGTGTACCAAAGCCTGTGATTAAGGACTGGAATACACTAACACCAGAAGAGTATGCCCACCGATGCAATGAAGACGTGAAGATCAACAACCGCCTATGGGTGTTGCTTAACATGAAACTCAACAAGCTCTACACTAACGAGAATGATAAGAACCGTCTGATTGACTATCTTACGTTCAAGTTAGACTGCGCTCGTGAACAAGAGGAACTACAGTGGAAACTTGATGTCCCAAAGGCACAAGAGGCTTACGACGAAATTAGCCGTCTTAAAGAGGAGAAGGTTGAGCAACTGGCAGAGGCTATGCCGAAACGTATGCTGACACGGATGGTAACACAGCCAAAGGTTATGCACAAAAAGGACGGAGAGTTGTCGTCACATGGGGAGAAGTGGGTAGGTCTATGCAAAGACTATAAGCAGTCTGTCACATCTATTGGCTTCAAGATCAACACAGGGGAAGAACGGGGCAACCCTAACTCTAACGATCAGGTCAAAGACTGGCTCTATAGTCTTGGTTGGAAGCCACGGACGTTTAAGTTTGTCCGTGATAAGAAGACTGGTGATGAGCGTCAGATTGAGCAGGTACGCAAAGGTAGTGAGCTATGCAGCAGCGTAGTTGACCTTGCCTCTGTAGACCCTGCTGTAGACCTTCTGGATGGCCTTACAGTTCTGACGCACAGGGCGGGTATCCTGAAGTCATTCTTGGAGTGTCATAAGGATGGTTATCTACAGGCTGGCGTCGCAGGGCTTACTAATACGTTCCGCTTTAAGCACTTCAAGCCTCTGGTTAACTTGCCTTCGGTAGATAAGCCATATGGGGATGTGATCCGTGGGTGTCTGACTTGTCCAGATGGTTACGTTCTAGCTGGTGCTGACATGACATCTTTGGAGGATACGACTAAACGGCACTATATGAAACCTTTGGACCCTGACTACGTAGAGGAAATGACCCGTGAAGGCTTCGACCCTCACTTGGACTTGGCACTACACGCTGGTGTCATCAGTCAAGACGACATCGACAAGCACAATTCTGGTGAACGGTCACTAAAGGCTTTGCGTAAGAACTACAAGGTGGTGAACTACAGTGCCACATACGGTGTAGGAGCGCCTAAGCTGGCCCGTGAGACAGGTATGAGCAAGGGTGAGGCTAAGACCCTACTAGATGCCTTCTGGTCACGTAACTGGGCTATTGAGAAGGTAGCAAGCACCGTCCGTGTTCGAGAGGTTATGGATGGCATGTGGTTGCTAAATCCTGTGTCGGGGTTCTGGCATAGTCTACGCAGTGACAAGGATCGTTTCAGTACGCTTAACCAAAGTACTGGGGTGTTCTGCTTTGATACGTGGGTAGCAATCTGTCGTAAGAATGGCATTAAAGCTGTCGGACAATTCCACGACGAGATTATCGCTTTAGTAAAGAAAGGGGACGAAGGAAAGGTTGAGGACTTGATGCATGAGGCTGCAATCATGCTGAACGATAAGGTTAAACTAAACGTCCCACTTGGGACTGATGTGCAATTTGGCAACACCTATGCTGATATTCACTAAAACTTAAAATAAACCTTGGTTACCCTGCATAAGATTCGAATTTATGTCCCTATAGTATAATACCACCACAGTGCTGCACAGCAGCTTAAACAAAAAGGAAGACCCGACGATGGCTAAATTTACAATGGATATGGTTCTGGAATACGCTAAAGTATTTGAAGAGAACCGAGATATGGGCAGCGACCTAAACAATGCTGCTAAGAAGGCAATGAAGCACAACGGTCAGTATGTAGTAAATGCGTATCTTACCAGCCCTGAACAGGAACAACAGCTTCTGGAGGGTGGCCTAGACCCTAAGCCTATGGGTAATGAGCGGATTAAGCAAGGTAATGACTTCGGTATTGGTCGGTATATCAAACTAAGCCGTATGCACGACCATGTTATGACATTCTCCGACAAGAATGGAAAACAGACGGAGGTTGATTTTGGGGGAAAACCAGCGGTAGTTAACCTTACCAATGGTGTTGAGAACAAGGCATGGTGGACCTATGCAGAGGATGGCACACTTGGCAATGGTACTAAGGCTAAGGTTCAGTACGAGACCTACGCTAATGGTGCTGGTGTTCGATTGATTGCGATTGGTGTAACAGATCATGTTGCTTGGGAAGACAATTCAATTCCAAGTGAAGACGATCAACTGTTTATGGTAGGATAAGTTAGTGCGAGTAACTATTGATTTTCAGTTCGACAAAGAGTTTGATGGCTACGATGGTAGCTCAAGCGCAAGTCGGGATGAAGTAGAAGACCTCTACACTATGGCACAGTTTATTACTGATGCTATGAAAGGCGCAGGGTTTAGTTACGTTGTTGATGTAGGTTTTGAGAAGGATGATGGTAATATCGTCTTTGGGGAGTTCTAAATGAGTGAGAGGGGAAAGGTACTAATCGACGGTGATATTATCGCCTATCGTGCAGCCTTTTCCACTCAAGACTTATCTGAGAAAGATGCGAAGGGGAAAGTTGATGAGCTTATGGATTTTATTATCGGTGAGACTGTTAACTTTCCCTTCCCATCCCCAAGTGACTATCAAACTTACATAACTGGATCGACAAACTTTCGCTTTGACATTGCTAAGATAGCCCCTTACAAGGGCAACAGGGCAGCAACCGAGAAGCCTAAGTACCTAAGTCTGACCAGAAAGCACTTGACCGATAAGTACTCTGCTATTATGAGTGTCAATGAGGAGGCTGATGACCTTATCTCTAAGGCTGCTGCTGCACTTGATTATAATTGTGTCGTGGCATCTATTGATAAGGACATGTTACAGTTACCTTGTTGGCACTTTAACTTTGGCAGGAACCAGTGGACTAAGGTTACACCAATCGAAGGAACATTGTTCTTTTATACTCAAATCTTAACAGGAGATACTGCTGATAATATCAAAGGTCTTCATGGTATCGGACCTAAAAAAGCTGAAAAGATATTAGCTGGGTGCGACACAGAAGAAAGTATGTGGAAAGCTGTTGTTAAAGCGTATGAAGGGGACATCGAAAGTATCACGGAAAATGCGAGGTTGCTATGGCTAAGACGGTACGACAACGAGATGTGGGAGCCTCCGCAAGAGGGGTAAAGCATGGTTACAGATCGGGTTTAGAAGATCGTATCTCTGAACAACTGAAAGGTCTGTCCGTCCCGTTCAAGTATGAGGAGTTCAAGATCAAGTATGAGGTTCACGAGGTCAGAACTTACACACCTGATTTCGAACTTCCCAATGGTATTATTGTAGAGAGCAAGGGGAGGTTCGTTGCTGCCGATAGGAAGAAGCATTTACTTGTAAAGAAACAGCACCCAGAGCTTGACATCCGTTTTGTCTTCAGCAATAGTAAGGCTAAGATCACTAAAGGGTCTAAGACTAGCTACGGGGATTGGTGTGACAAGAATGGTTACATCTATGCTGATAAGCTGATACCAGAGGGGTGGATAAAAGAACGTGGGAAAAAGAAGTGACTATGTTAGAGTAGAGAGAGACTTCTACCCTACACCAATAGCTGCTGTTGAGCCATTGATCCCGCACTTGCCTTACGTATTTGATTATGTTGAGCCATGTGCGGGAGATGGGCGACTTGTACAGCATATAACTGAGTTAACATCTGGGCATGGTGATTGTCTCTTCCAGTCTGACATTGAACCTAGAGCCGATCACATTAAGGAAGCTGACGCATTAGACCTTGACTTCGGTGCCTATGGTGTTATGGATTACTGCATTACTAACCCACCGTGGGACAGGAAGATACTGCATCCGTTCATTGAGCATTGGTTGGACATATGCCCTACTTGGTTGTTGTTTGATGCGGATTGGATGCACACTAAGCAGTCGGCCATGTATATGACTTACTGTACGAAAGTTGTAAGTGTTGGCAGAGTTAAATGGATTGAGGGAAGTAAGGGCGTTGGTAAAGACAACTGCGCTTGGTATCTCTTTGATGGAGTGGCAGAGGCTAGAACAGAATTTTATGGGAGATTGTTATGATTAGTCAGGACGATATAGATGCAATGACACCTGCTGAGATGGTTGAAGAGTTTGCTACTACAGCTAAACAACCCCCAAGCAAGGTGATGTCTATTAACCTAGTGTGGGAGGAGGCTTGTGAGTGGTATGACGAGGTGCTTGATGCTGAAGGTTACCACCACCCTGTAGCGGAATTAAAAGAGTTGGCAGACTTAGTTTACGTGGCTTATGGTCGTGCAATGGCTATGGGCTACGACCTAGAAGAAGCTATTGCCCGTGTTCACAAGAACAACATGGGTCGAATGAAACAACCAGATGGAACTATTCAGTTTCGAGAGGATGGGAAAGTGATGAAGAATAAAGATTATCCCAAGGTAGACCTGAGTGATCTGGTATGAACTATCTTTGGCGACTAACTAACTACATGGCAACACGATCAGAACATCGTCGTGTGATTAAAGAGCTTAACCGTCTTACAGACGCAGAGCTAAAAGATATAGGCATTAATCGTTGCGACATTGACCGATTGGTATGGCTTGAAGCAGATAAACAACAACGAGGTTCATAAGTGTATGAAGTTTATGGAGAGAAGTACATATCCGATGGTATGTGGGGCGAGGTATTCCTAGCAGAGTTCGCCACGGAGAAGGAAGCAGTAAGTATGCTATCTGGAATAGTAGATGGTGTCGAATGTGTAGGTGGTTCTATCTACATTAATGAGCCAGACGATGATGAAGATAAACAACAACGAGGAAACAAGAATAATGATTAGTAACCACCTCCCTACAG